ATGAAAAATAAAAACAGATTACTTAAAATACTTTTATTTTCTGTATTGATTATTGCCTCATTAGTCACTTATTTAAGTTATGGGGTAAAAGAAAAAACGACTTCGACTAAACTTGATTTTGATAATAATCGAAGTAGAATTACCGAAATACTTACAAGTAAAAGTATTTTATTAGATATGAGAATTCAAAGAAGAAAAGGAAATTATGATTTACTTCATTATTATGTTAAAGGTGATAATATTGATCAACTAAATGTTTATGGTGATTATTCTTTAAAAGATGTTTTTAATGATTATATTTATGAGTTAGATGATGAAAATAATCGTGATACAAAAGGAATCAAATATTATGTTTATGATAAAACAGACGAAAAAATCTTTTTCACAAATTCTAAAAAGAATTTAAAAAAAGCATTTGAAACTCAAGATAAAAAAGTATTAAATGACTATCAATGGTATACAACCATTGATTATGATGAAAATGGAAATGTTTCTCTTGAAGGAAATCAAACCAGCGATTGGGAAGGATCCTTCTACAATACTTCCTTTGATCAACTTTTTAAAAATAATTATTTAGATGAAGGTAATAGTGATATTATTAATCAAATAACCATCAATAATCCAACAAACATTAAAGTATTAATTGCGATACCTAAAAAATTACCAACAAATTGTTATTTAGAACAATTATGTTCTAAACAAGGATCCATTTCTGATGTTTTAATAACCTATGTCTTTATCATTGTTGCAGCTCTTGTCATTTTTATGTTATTTGTGCCAGTAAGAAAACTGATTGACATTGAGCCTTTTAAAACAGTTGTTAAAGTTAAATTATTCTTTATGTTCTTTATTTATATTATTTTAATTGCAATGTGGCTTGCTGTCATGACAGAAGTATTAAGGGCCTCTTGGCAAGGAACTTTTGCTTGGATGTTAAGAGAAAGAGGAATGGCTGGTGCCGGTGTTGCGCTTGAGCCTCTTATCAATGTAGGTGGTTGGTTTGTTTTCTATGCCATGATTATGTATTTTATCTTTTATATCAAATCTATTCTTGTTTTTGGTAAAGACTTTATTAAAGAACATACGCTTGTTTGTAGTGCTTATCACTATTTTAAAGATGAAATTAAAAGCTTAACACAATTTGATTTAAAGAATCAAAAAGGAAACATCATTCTTAAATTAGGTTTAATCAGTGGTATTTATATTGAAGGAATTTTATTATTTGTTTATTTTTTTATGGGAATTATAGGAAATCTTTATTATATTAGCCCACGTATTTATCTTATTTTTACATGTTTTGTTTCTTTGGTTTGTGCCATCATTACTATGTTGATTTCTAAAAAGCTACTTTCAAAAGTAAGCAATGATTATCAAGTTCTTTTACAATCAGCCAATCATTTAGCTCAAGGTGAATTTAATGATAAAATCAATCAAGATCTTGGTTTATTTAATTCACTTAAAGATGAACTTAATTGTATCAATGATGGTTTTAAAGATGCGGTAAGTAAAGAAGTCGCATCACAAAAGATGAAAACAGAATTGATTAGTAATGTTTCTCATGATTTAAAAACACCTTTAACATCTATTATTTCTTATATTGATTTATTAAAAAATGAAGATTTATCAAAAGAACAACAAGATGAATATATTGATATTTTAGATCGTAATACTAAAAGATTAAAAACACTTATTGAAGATCTATTTGAAGTATCTAAAGTCAATAGTGGTAATATCCAATTAAATCCTATAGATTTAGATATTCATGCCTTATTACAACAAGTTCTCTTTGAATATCAAGAACAATTCGAACATCATCATTTAAATCTAAAAAATGATTATGAAAATAAAAAAATCATTTGTCATTTAGACAGTGAAAAAACTTATCGTGTTTTAGAAAATTTATGTCAAAATATCTGTAAATACGCTTTAGAACATACACGAGTTTATTTACAAATCGTTGAAACGAATCAACAAGTTATTGTCGTTTTCAAAAATATTTCAGCACATGAAATATCTAATCCAGGTGATTTAACAGAACGATTTGTACAAGGAGATGCTTCACGTAAAAGTGAAGGTTCTGGTTTAGGACTCGCTATCTGTAAAAGCTTTGTGGAGGTTCAAGGTGGAACTTTTGAAGTGAATGTAGATGGTGATCTCTTTAAGACAACAATTATCTTTCCTAAGAAAATAGAAAATGATTAAAAAGGTTATTCCCTGGATCCTACTCTTTCTCCTTCTTCTTATGATCAATACAGAAATGATTTTTATGATTTATGAAACTATCTCATTTTTGAGATAGTTTTTCATATTTTAAAAAAATATGATTTAAAAATAACGTAAAATCAAGGGGTTTGGACGATTAAATGTTACTAAATGTACGTAATTAGTAACAAATTAGTAACAAAAAATTAAGCTTTTATTTTATTAATTTCTACGAATAATTTGTTAATAACTGTATCAGTATAAGTATCAAAAGTAATATCTTTCATTTTGTGTCCTAACACTCTTTTTCTACTAAAAACATCAACATTATTCAATTGACAAAGAGTAGTGAAAGTCACTCTTGTATCGTGTATAGTATGTTTCATATTTAAGCTTGTTAAGTATTCTAAAAAGCAAATATTATTGAAGCTTACATAGCTGCGGTCTATCGGTCTTTTATTTTCACATAATAGTAATTCTATTACATAATCTTTTATGGAATCATGTATTGGAACAACTCTATTTTTACCTGCTTGCGTTTTTGATCCTGTATAGAAATACGAAACTTTTCTTTCGATTCCATCATCGTTACAAATTTCATCTATATGTATATCATTTCTATCGATATTGAGTAATTCGTTTGCACGTAAACCGCTATAAATATAAATAAGCACAATCTTAGCCATATCAGTGTTTTCTTCTCTTAAACATTGAATTTCATCATATGAGAAAGCATAATGTTTTTTACTTCCTTCTTCTTTTCCACAATTTATAAATTCAGTATAGTCATCATCACGATTGATATATTTATGAACAACAGCATATTTGAATATCTTTGTACAAAGCACTTTCATATGTACTTTCGTACCTTGACCGCATTTATCATAATCAAAAACATATTGAAGGTCTTGTAATGTAATAGTAGTTATTTTTCTATCATATATTTGTTTAAAATGTTTGATCCATGAATTATACCCTGAACGAGAGGAGTCTGATAGTAAAGAAAATTCTTCTTTGTCTAAAATATCAAAGATTTCTTTGAATGTTGGAACTTTACTATCATGTCTTTCCTTAACTTTGTTAAATATATCAGGAGACAATTCTTTTGCTTCTTTATCGTTTATTTGTTTATTAACAGTTAAATGATAAAGTGATAAGGCATTTAAAGCTTCAAGTTCAGTTTCAAAAGTGCCAATAGGTACTTGTTTTTTCTTACCTGTAACAAGATCATATTCTTCACTTGTAATTTTAGCACAGTAGGGTTTTCTACGTTTGCCTGATAGTTTTACCACTGTACCACTATTATTCGGTCTACGCTTATATGTGACTTTTCTAGCCATAATAAAAACACGTCCTTTCATTTTAATTTGCCTTGAACGTGCTCTATATGGTAAAATTGAGTACGTAAAAGGACTTTTGAGATGGTTCTTTTTATTAAGGTATTGGTAGTACCTTATTTTTACTCTCCTGTTGGTAGCAGGGGAGTTTTTTAATCTATTTTTTCAATATAGTACTGAGTAATAGTTTCATAATTATTTGAAATTTCAAGGTAGATAGAAAATGTATCTATATACTTATTATTAAAAATATCAAAATATTCTATAAAAATACTATGTTTTATTTTTAAACGTTCTACATAAGTATTGTCAGAAAAAGTTATTGGATATAGTTCAAATACTCTTGTTGGAAAAATTATCTCACATGTAAAAAAGTTATTAACTGTGAGAAAATTCTCATTTATTTTAAATTTTATCGTTTCACCATAGTTATATTTTATTGATATATTAAGTGCCTCTCCTCGCCCGTGATTTATTATTTTTACAGGGAATGAAAAAAAATTGTTATCTTCATCTAATAAAGGACTTTCATATAATGGATTGTGTTCTATATTTATAATTGGTTTGTATTGGATGGTTAAATCTTTTTCTCTTTGTTCTTTTTGATCGTTAATAGTCCACCAAACACCGCCTAAAGTAAGAGCACCACCAGTAATTCCACTTATGATTGTTCCATAATAACTTAAAAATAATGTGGCATCTTCTTTTGAAAAAATTCCAATAGGTGATTGTATAAATGGAATAATAGGAATTACTATATAAATGATAATTGCTAAACAAATTGTTAATAGTTTATGTTTTTTTATCCAATAAAATATATTGTTATTGTTTTTCTCACTGTCCATTTACCATTCCTCCTTTGCTGGTTAAATGAATGTTTTCAATATATAATTTCCATCCCATAAAATAACATTACTTTTTTGTGCCAGTTCAAGAGCATTATTTGTATAAGTGTTATTAGTGGCAACAATTGCAACGTTACATTTGTAGTATTGCAAAGCACCTAGAACTTCTTGTACTGCACTTATTCCTATAGGATTAGAATAAAATTTGCATTGTATAGCATATTTGATATTGTCTCTTGTTGCTATGATATCAGCACCATAATCGTTTGATTTGGGCGTTAGTTCAGTTTCATAGCCATTTTTTTTTAATAAATCAGCAAGAAAATATTCAAATTCTATACCAGTTTTTATGTTTTGAAATTCTTGATAGCTAGACGTGTTATAAACGTTGCTTAATACTTCGTATTCTTCGTTGGGTTCATATTCAAATCGGAAATAAAAATTATCAGTAACTTCTAAAACATGATTGTGGTAGAAGATAGCATTATTTTTTAATAAAGTATCAATAGCATAATTGATTTGGAAATCATTAATAGTTATCAAATCTTTTAATTGTTTAGATACTTCTTCTAATGTGTTAGGATTATCTCGCAGCCATTCATAAATGTAATCAATACTTTTCATAGGAGTATGAATGGTAAATATATAGTTTGAGGGTACTGTATTACTCTTTGATAAATGTTCATCAGGTTTTAATTCAATATTTTCATAATAATCATTTGGAACAAATGTTCTATATACTTCTCGTGGTTTGAAATCATATTGAGGTCCAATTATTTCATCGGCTTCTAACTGATCAATAAATCTACAAGCTTTGTTATAACCAATCATGAATTCTCTTTGAAGTAATGAAGAACTTGCTTTTTGGTTTTGTAAAACATATTCACAACACAATTTATAATCATCTAAATCATCTTTATTTAGAATAGGTTCATGATTAGGAAAAGAATCACTAATGTTTGTATTTTGATTATCATAGTTTTCTTCTAAATAATTTAAAACGTATTCATTTAAATCATCAATTTCTTGATAAGATGGGGTTATTTCGTTTTCGGATACTTCATCATATTCTATTTGTAAGTTTTCTTGTTCCTTTTTTTGCTTATACTTATCTATGATGTGTTGGATTAAATAATAAATCAAATATCCTATACCTATAAGGAATAAAACGACCATACCTATTGATAAAGCGGTACCAATGATAAAAATTGCAAAGGAAATACCGAATATAAATTCGATTAATAGTCCAAATAATGACGTATTATTCTTTTTCTTTGCCATTATTAATCCTCCCAATCAAAATCTTTTATAACTTTCTTTAGTCTACCTAAACATCTAAAGTTATCTTTTAATGGATCAATAATAATTGGTTCAAATTCAATGTTCATAGGTTGTAACATTACTATTCCATTAAGTTCTTTGTATTTTTTGCATGTAGCAACATTATCTTCATCACAAAAACATCCAATAACTCCATCATCAACTTTATCCGTTCTTTCAAAAATAAGAAGATCTCCATCATTAATACCAGCATCTTTCATGCTTTCACCTTTAGCATATTGTGCAAAATATTCAGCGCGGGGATTCAATCCTTTGCTAGGTACTGGAATCATATCAATTATATTTTCATCAACGAATCCACCGTTGCCACAACAAATAGAGTCATATAGTGGGACACTAGTGTAATCAATGTTAGCTTTTTTATATATGGTATCATCTTGGTTACCTTTTATTAAATAATCAGTAGAAACGCCAAAATAATCAGCAAGTTGTTGAACGATTCCCATTTTTGGCTCAGTTCTATTGATTTCCCAAGATGAAACAGTTTTATCACTTACACCAACAATTTCTCCAAGTTGTTTTTGGTCCATTCCTTTTTTCTCACGTAATTGTTTAACAATCGTACCAAATTGTGTTTTCATTTATAACACCTCTTTTCGCTACTATTATAATGCAAATTGTAGAATAAATAAAGCAAATAACAAAAATAATTCTACAATTTGCATATTTTTATTGACATTCTACAAAACGTAGGATAGAATAAAGTGCGTAAAGAGGAGGTGACAATATGAGTTCACGAATGAAACTTGATGAAATTAGAAGAGCAAGAGGATATTCACAAGAATACATGGCAAATAAATTAGGTTGTCATAGAAATACTTATGCAAGAATGGAAGAAAAACCTCAAAATATCACCATGGAAGAAGCTGATAAATTAGCAACAATTTTAAATGTATCTGTAAATGATATTATTTTTTTAGAATCAAATCTACAAAACGTAGAATAAAAGGAGATGCTGAATGGAAAAGGAACAAATAAAAAAGATTTTAGAAAACCATATGGAGGTGCTCTCTAAAATCTCTAATGAAAAAAATTATTTAATGAATAATCCATTAACACTTTATTTGTTAACGGAATCATTAAAAACAACATCATTAACTTTATTTTTTCTTGACAAAATTTGACATATCGTTGCTAGATTTAAATTTTTCAACAGTTTTTTGTAATTCTCCTAATTGGTCCATACCATTTAATACTTTGGCTATATCTAGATTACCTAATAAAAATTCAGAGGTCATTTTAGAAGTCATATCATCACTTTTAGTTTGCTTTTGATATTTGTATTCTAGTTCTTTCATTTCAATTAAGTGTTTATGATCTGATTCTAATTTATCGATTTCATGTTGATGTTGCATTTTGAGCTGTTTGATTTCAGCATCTTTTGAAATTTGGATTTCTTTAATTTTAGAATCGCATTTCTTTTTGGTTCCCCAATAGGTTATAAGAGCAGGAACTGTAGCCGTTAGCAAAAATTTAAATATTATTGTCCAATCCATTATTTTCACCTCGCTTTCTAATCAAATTTCGATATTGCAGTATCGATAACTTAATTATAAAGAAAGAGATGAAAGATGTCGAAAACAATTAAATAAATTACTGATCATCCAGGAATCAATCTCTAATAAAGCCTATTTTATTAGATTCCTAAAATTAATTGATCATAGAAACACCAACTTAATAACAAATTTCTTTTTAATACAATACGTGAAGCTTTCATTTTGTAATAGAGGTTGGTTCCTTGATGGTCGGTAGTAGGAAGGAGAAAAAGAAATGGAAGATGATTTTCAAAAAAGATACCCAATTACGTGGGCAGTTTTAAGAAATGCTGCAGATAGAATTACTAATTGGAAAAACGTAACGCCACAAGCAAAAACAAGAAAGAGAATGGAAATTGCGGTTGTTATTGTTGCTTTATCAAACACGTTATAGAAAGGAGAAAAAACTATGAACCAAAAAGATCAAATTGATATTTTCAAATTCAAAATCAAAAATGAAAAGAAATTTTTGGAGGAACTTGTTGAACGTAAAAAACAAGCAAAAAAAGATTATGAAGAGTGTTTACCGGAAGATTATTCTTCAAAGTTAGCTGAATTCAAAACGGCACTATCGCATATTTCAAGGCAATATGCAAGATTAAGTGCATTTATAGAAATCGGTTGTATGCTGGACTTGATTTCAAGTGTTGAATTTGCTGAGTTGTCAGATGAAATAAGTGAATTGGCTTTTTCATAGAAAGGAGGGATAGCTCATGGATGAAAACAACATCTCAGTTGAAGAAGTTATGAAGATTACTCATAAGAGCAGAGAATTCATCATCAATGCAATTCAACAAGGATGCTTTCCAGGAAGTGTTGCGATAGCTAACAAAAGAAGAAACGTACACATTCCAAGAAAAGCATTTGAGGACTACATGAATAAGTTCAGCAGAAGTCCTAGTGAGCAATTGATTATTGCATTGCTTAATTCTTTAAATGAAAAAAGTGCCCTTGAAAAAAGGACACACAACATAGCACATAAATTATAAACAAATTCGGGAGGAATTGCAAATATGAGATTGACTAAAAAAGCTCAAGTCACATTGTTTGGGCTTTGTGTCTTCAGCTTGATTCTTAGTGGAACTGGTTATGCTCAAGCAAAATCAACACAAGCAGCTTATGAAGAACAAAGCAAACAAATGGAGTTATATAAGCAAGAGTTGAAAGAAACTCAAAACCAATTAAGTGAATATGTTCAGTACAAAGCTATGTATGAATGTATCCAGGTAGAAAGAAATCAACTACAAGAACAAGTTGATGAACTTTCTAAATGAAAAGCACTTGGCCAGTTTACCATAACGTACTATTGGCCAGGAGAAGACATCTACGGAAGTTTAACTTCTACAGGTGTAATTGCACAGGAAGGTAAAACCATTGCGGTAGATCCTTCGATCATTCCTTATGGTTCTACAGTTTTGATAGATGGAAAAGAATATCTAGCTCAAGACTGCGGAGGAGCTATCAAAGGAAACAAAATTGATATCTTTAGTGAATATCCAAAACAAGAAAGATATCAAGTAGAAATATACATCAAAAGGGAGAAATAAAAATGGATAAGTTTCTAGAAAGTATTATTCAAGCCGCTAAAGATGCGGGTGCAAAAGATATTGAAGTAGAAAAAATCAGTGGAAAGGATTTAACTTTTGGGCCTGAAGAAAAGCCTAAATTGAACATTATCAGATTGCTTTCAACAGCTCACTATGATGAAGATGGCAATCTTATTATTGAAATGGATGCAGGATTAGGAATTAGCGGAAGTGATTTCTTAAGTGAAGCATACGGTATTTCAGAAAAACAAGTAAAGGATATTTATGAATCAGCAATAAATGAGTTCGAAAAATGTACAGGTACATTAATAAAACTTATTGAAAATAAAATTGAAGAAAGAGACAAAGGGGAAAGTAAAGATGTCAGTGAAGATTAATGCATTGGAGTTAGAAAACGTTAAAAGAATCAAAGCAGTTAAGATTGATCCAACACAAAATGGATTGACTATTATTGGTGGGGACAATAACCAAGGTAAGACTTCGGTACTTGACAGTATCGCATGGGCTTTAGGTGGAGATAAAAATAAGCCCAGCAACGCTGCAAGAGAAGGCTCAACTATTCCACCAGTTTTAAAAGTTACATTAAGCAATGGAATTATCGTTGAAAGAAAAGGAAAGAACAGTTCTTTAAAAGTTACTGATCCTAGCGGTAAGAAAGCAGGACAAAACTTGTTGAATTCTTTCATTGAACAGCTTGCGTTGGATTTACCAAAATTCATGAACAAGACAAACAAGGAAAAGGCGGAAGTTCTTTTAAATATCATCGGAGTTGGAGATCAATTAGCTGTTTATCAAAAACAAGAAAATGAGCTTTATCAGGAAAGATTGACAGTAGGTCGTATTGCTGATCAAAAAGCTAAGTTTGCTAAGGAACAACCGTTCTTTGAAGATGCACCTAAGGATTTGGTAAGTCCTCAAGATTTAATCAATCAGCAACAGGCTATTCTTGCTCAAAATGGTGAGAACCAAAGAAAAAGAGAAAAGGTCACTCAATATGAGTATCAGGTTAAAACCTTAACTGATGAAGTAGTTCGCTATGAACAAATGCTAAATCAAAAGAAAGAGGAATTGAACAAGGCTACATATGATTTAAGCGTGGCCAAGACAGATGCTTTAGATTTATTGGATCAATCAACTGATGAACTAGAAAAGAACCTAGCTGAAATTGAAGAAACAAATCGCAAGGTTAGAGCAAATCTTGATAAGGAAAAAGCTGAAGAAGAAGCAAAAGGATATAAGTCACAATATGACAACCTTACAAATCAAATTGAAGATGTACGTAAACAAAAATATGACTTATTGAACAATGCGGATTTACCATTGCCTGAATTAAGTATTGAAGATAATGAATTGACTTACAAAGGAAAGAAATGGGACAGCATGAGCGGAAGTGACCAATTAAGAGTTTCTACTGCTATCGTTCGTAAATTAAATCCTGATTGCGGTTTTGTCTTATTAGACAAGCTAGAACAAATGGATCTAAGAACTCTAACAGAGTTCAATGCATGGCTTGAACAAGAAGGACTACAAGCTATTGCAACAAGAGTATCTACTGGTGATGAATGTTCAGTAATCATTGAAGATGGCTATGTAAAAGAAAATGTCTCTTTTCAATCCGCTCAACCAGTAAATACTCAACCAACATGGAAAGCAGGTGAATTCTAATGGATTTTGAAATTACTGAAGGAGTAATAAACGGAGCACAAAAAGTTGTTTTCTATGGTCCTGAAGGAATTGGTAAAACAACTTTTGCAATGAAATTTCCAGATCCTTTATTTATTGATACTGAAGGATCTACTAAAAAATATGATGTAAGAAGATTACCAAAGCCAACGAGCTGGCAAATGCTGATTGCGGAAGTTCAATCAGTCATTCAAAAAAGAAACTGTAAAACACTAGTTATCGATACTGCCGACTGGGCTGAAAGATTATGTACGGAAGCTATCTGTGCAAAACATGGTAAATCAGGTGTAGAAGAATTTGGATATGGTACAGGTTATACCTATATTGCTGAAGAATGGGGAAGATTTCTTAATCTTCTCCAAGATGTCGTAGATGTGGCCAATATCAATGTTCTTTTAACGGCTCATGCGACTATTCGTAAATTTGAACAGCCTAATGAAATGGGTGCTTACGATCGCTATGAATTAAAGCTTGGAAAGAAAACAACAGCACAAACTGCACCTCTTACAAAAGAGTGGGCAGACATGGTCTTATTTGCAAACTACAAAACATTCAGCGTGGCTGTAGATGATAAAGGTAAAAAGCATAAGGCACAAGGTGGTCAACGTGTCATGTATACATCACATCACCCTTGCTGGGACGCAAAGAATAGGGATGGATTACCTGAAGAACTGCCACTTGATTTTGGAGCAATTGCTCATTTATTTGCTCATCAATTAAGTGAGAATGTTACACCTGCACCAACAGTAAATACAGTACCTGTTATGAATGCTGTTCCTCAAGTTTCTCGAGAAGAACCAAAAGTTGAGGAAATCAAAGTAGATAAGGAATTACAAACAGTTGGAATTCAAGAAGCAGTACCTACTGTAAATGCAGCTTCAGTACAACAAACTGTACAAAGTACGATTCCAAAACCATTGAAGGATTTAATGGATCAAAATCTTGTAACTGAAGAAGAAGTTAGAAAAGCGGTCAGCTTCAAAGGATATTATCCTGAAGACACACCAATTGATAATTATGATCCAAACTTTATCAATGGAGTATTAATAGGTGCTTGGCCACAAGTATTAAAAATTATTAACGAAAATATCAGAGCATTTTAGGAGGATAATTAAATGGATGCATATAACAACGGGATGAATAACGGAATGATGGAAGGTCATGAATTAGATTGGGATGGTGTCATCGAAGAAGATGATGAATATATTATTTTACCACCTGATGATTATAACTTTGTAGTTAAAGGATATGATAGAACCAGATTTAATGGTTCTGAAAAAATGCCACCATGCAATCAGGTAACTGTAGATATTGCTATCAACTATAACGGTAAAGAAGTCATCATCAAACATAAATTATTTTTACATTCAAAAGTCGAAAGAATCTTAAGTGCCTTCTTTAGAGGAATTGGACAAAAGAAAAAAGGAGAACCATTAAAGATGAACTGGCCAATGGTTCCTGGTTCAACAGGGCGCTGTAAGATTGGTACAAAAATTTACAACGGCAATGAATACAATGAAATTAAAAAATTCTATCCAAAAGATGAAATGCCAGTTACACCACAAGCAACACCTAACTATAATCCAGGGTAATTCTAATGCAGTTAAGACCTTATCAACAAGAGGCACATGATTCTATATTTGAAGAATGGAACAAGGGAGTTCAAAAGACTCTCCTTGTTTTGCCTACTGGTTGTGGAAAAACAATCGTCTTTGCTGAGGTTGCCAAAGACTGCGTAAAAATTGGGGATAGAGTTCTTATTATGGCACATAGAGGGGAACTGCTTGAACAGGCAAGTGACAAGATTGCTAAGTCAACAGGACTTAAATGTGCTATGGAAAAAGCAAAAGAAACATGTATTGGAAGCTGGTTTAGAATCGTCGTTGGTTCAGTACAGACATTACAAAGAACCAAGAGATTAGAACAGTTTCCAAAAGATTATTTTGACACGATCATTATTGATGAAGCACATCATTGTTTAAGTGATGGTTATCAAAGAGTATTGGAATATTTTGACAGCGCTAAGGTATTAGGTGTAACGGCTACACCTGATAGAGGAGATATGAGAAATCTAGGAAGTTTCTTTGAAAGTCTTGCTTATCAGTACACACTTCCAAAAGCTATCAAAGAAGGTTATCTAACACCTATAAAGGCACTTACGTTACCGTTAGAGATGGATTTGTCCGGGGTCGGAGTTCAGTCTGGTGACTTCAAGGTAAGTGATATAGGAACTGCGTTGGATCCTTATCTTGAACAGATAGCAAAAGAAATGAAAAAGTATTGTAAAGATAGAAAGACAGTTGTTTTTCTTCCTTTAGTCAAAACTTCTCAAAAGTTCAGAGATATTTTAAATGCTAATGGATTTAAGGCTGCAGAAGTAAATGGAGACAGCAAAGATCGTGCGGAAATATTAAAAGATTTTGAAAATGACAAATACAACGTCTTATGTAATTCAATGCTGTTAACCGAAGGATGGGATTGTCCTAGTGTTGACTGTATTATCGTTTTGCGACCAACGAAAGTGAGAAGTTTATACTCACAAATGGTCGGTCGTGGTACTCGTCTACGTGAAGGCAAGGACCATCTGTTACTACTTGATTTTTTATGGCATACGGAACGCCATGAATTATGTCATCCAGCCAACTTGATTTGTGAAAACGATGAAGTGGCCAAACAGATGACAAAGAATTTAGAAGATAAAGCAAGTGCATCACTTCCTGAAGATGTGCTTGAAGCAATAGATATAGAAGATGCTGAAAAAGAAGCTCAAAGTGATGTCATTGCTCAAAGAGAAGAATCACTTGCTAAACAGCTTGCTGAAATGAGAAAACGCAAAAGAAAGCTTGTTGATCCATTGCAATTTGAAATGAGCATCATGGACCAAGATTTACAAAGTTATACGCCATCATTTGGATGGGAAATGGCGCCAGCAAGTGAAAAACAAATAAAGGCATTAGAAAAATATGGAATCTATCCTGACAGTGTCGACAATGCTGGAAAAGCAACTTTGCTGTTAGACAGATTGCATAAAAGACAAGAAGAAGGATTGGCTACACCTAAACAAATTAGGCTGTTAGAAAACAAAGGATTCAAACAAGTGGGAACATGGTCTTTTGAATCGGCTAGAAAATTAATCAATAGAATAGCTGCTTCAGGGTGGAGAGTTCCTAATGGAATAGATCCTGCAACATATAAAGAAGGAGATTAAAAGTGGAGTATACAACTGATTTATTAGAAATACTGAATAATATTGATCCTTCTCTTCTTGATTATCAGGAATGGTGCTGTGTTGGTATGGCACTTAAATTTGAAGGATATACCGCTAGTGACTGGGATTCATGGAGTCAACGTGATTCTAAAAGATACCATAAAAACGAATGTTACAGAAAATGGGATTCTTTTACTGGTTCTGGTGTAACGGGTGGAACCATAGTTCAGTATGCTAAAAATCAGGGATGGGTTCCACCAATGATAAACCAAGAAAGTGGTCATGAACTTGATTGGGATGATGTTATTGAAAAAGATGAACAGGTCATTATTGATAAGAACTGGATAGAAGGCAGAGAAGTAAGAGAACCTAATAATTGGAATCCAGTAAATGAACTTATTACTTATTTGGAAATCCTGTTTGATTCAACTGAAAATGTTGGCTATGTCACAAAGACATGGCTTAAGGATGAAAAACATTTGCCAACACAAGGATGTTGGGACAGAACTGCAGGAAAGCTCATACAACAGTTAAATAAATGTGATGGCGATATTGGGGCTGTTTTAGGTGATTACAACAAAGAAGGGGGTGCATGGATACGATTTAACCCGTTAGATGGAAAAGGCTGTAAGAACTCAAATGTAACAGATTTTAAATATGCTCTTGTAGAAAGTGATTCAATGCCAATAGCTGAACAGAATGCAGTATTGAGAGAATTGGAATTACCGATAGCATGTTTAGTTCATTCAGGAGGTAAAAGCCTTCATGCAATCGTAAGAATTGAAGCAAATGATATGAGGGAATATCGTAAACGTGTTGATTACCTCTACAACATCTGTAAAAAGAATGGTCTTGATGTCGATACACAAAATCGTAATCCATCACGTCTATCAAGAATGCCAGGAGTTATTAGAAATGGCCATAAGCAGTTTCTTGTTGATACAAACATTGGTAAGGAGTCATGGGATGAATGGTACGAATGGATTGAAAGTATCAATGATGATTTGCCTGATCCTGAATCATTGGACGCTTGCTGGAATGATATGCCACAACTTGCATCACCATTGATTGATGGAATATTAAGACAAGGACATAAGATGCTGATTGCTGGACCATCAAAAGCTGGTAAGTCGTTTGCGCTTATTGAAATGTGTATTGCCATTGCTGAAGGTACGAGATGGTTTGGATGGAAATGTGCACAAGGAAAAATATTGTATGTCAATTTGGAGTTGGATAGACCTTCATGTTTACACAGGTTCAAGGATGTTTATAATGCGCTCGGTATTAAGCCAAATAACCTTTCTAATATCGATATTTGGAATTTAAGGGGTAAATCTATTCCTATGGATAAACTTGCTCCTAAATTGATTAGAAGAGCATCTAAGAAAGACTATATAGCTGTAGTTATAGATCCAATTTACAAAGTCATTACTGGTGATGAAAACAGTGCGGACCAGATGGCAAACTTCTGTAATCAGTTCGACAAGATCTGTAATGAATTAGGTACATCCGTTATTTACTGCCACCACCATTCAAAAGGTTCACAAGGCGGGAAAAGAAGTATGGATCGTGCCAGTGGTTCAGGAGTATTTGCACGTGATCCTGATGCATTGCTTGACTTGATTGAACTGGATCTAAATGAAGCACATTACAAACAGTTAAGAAATATGAGTGCTTGCAAATGCTGTGTTGACTATCTAAGAGCAAACAGACCCGAACTGTTAAATGAACTTTCACAAGATGATGTTCTTTCTCAAAGTATCATGATTGATTTCTGTAAAAGCAAACTTGGCCATGATTACTACAAAGAACTGGATACGTTTGTAAATGAAGCAAGGGACAAAGCTACATCAATTACTGCATGGAGAATTGAAGGAACGTTGAGAGAGTTCTCTAAGTTTCCACCAGTAAATCTATATTTTGAATATCCAGTACATGTCGTTGATCAAGACGGAGTTCTTCAAGATATTGATCCTGATGATGTCAAACCTCAATGGCAAAAGGCCAAAGAAAAGAGACAGGAACAGGCTGAAAAAAATAAAAACAAGAAAGTAAATCAGTTTGAAATTGAGTTCTCAAACATTGAAATAGAAGGTAGAGAAGTACCTGCAGAAGAGCTTGCAGAGAAGTTAAATACAGCCCCAAAAACATTACTTGGATGGCTAGGAAAAGGTAAAAAAAGGAATGAAGATTTAGCTGAAAATTTTGAAGCTTTCTATGGCGAAGATGGCAAAAGATACATCAAAAGAAAGGATGATTAA